GCCCGCTGCGCGACCCGGCGCAAAACCTGTCGCTGACGGTGACGAACAACACCGGGCAAACCGTCACCATCCAGATCACCAACGCGGCGAACAGTTCGACGCGGGTGGCGACCGTGACCGTGGGGGCGACCCCGAACACCTTCAACATTGACCAAGTCACCACCGGGGCGAACTGGCGGTTCTCGGATTTCGCGACGTTCCTGACCGGCCTCGGCATCACGCCGACCGTGCTGTCTGACGCGATGCGGCTCGTGTTCATTCAGATGCCGGGCATCGCGTCGGCCCCGACAGCGGGTTTCAATGGCGGGTCGGCCAGCACGGGCGGAATTCCGCTGGTCATCCCCAACGGCTCGACCGTCACCATCGGCGCCAACATCGACGACCACGCCGACGTGAACCAGAATTTCAGCTCCGGCCTCATCACGTCGAACGTTCTGTTCCAATACAACACCTTCAAGAACATCGGTTCCGACATTCAAACGATCTTCTTGGATCACACCGCCTCGAACTTCCAAGACTGCGATTGGAGCTATAACCTCGTCATCGGTGGCTTGCGCTCGTTCGTGAATTCGCCCGAAAGCCATGTGACGTTCAAGCGCAACACCTTCGCCGGAGCGCCCTTCAATTGGGTCGTGTCGAACTCGGCGATGACCAGCACCACCGCGACCATCGTCGGAAATGTGCTGACGATCCCCGGAACGACCTTGAGCTACAAATATCTCGTGGCCGGCATGACGGTCACGGGGACCGGCGTCACCGCCGGAACCGTGGTGCAGAGCGTCACCCATCAGTTCGACGGCACGAACACTGTCGCCGTCCTGAACAATGGCGGCATGAACGTCGGACCCGGCATCACGATCACCATTCAGCCGTCCGGTGAGAACTTCCGGCCCGACGCCTATTGCGAGCATGTCGGGAACGCCTACGACTCGGCGGCATGGACGACGGGCACGGGCGGCGTGCCGAACGCCCTGGCGGGCATTGACACCAACTTCCTCCGGTCGGGTTCCATCCCCGCCACCGCGACGAACTCGGTACTCGGCGGCGGCGTTCCGTGGACATCGCTCGTTCAGGATGCGGCGAACAGCAACTATGCGCCGCTCGCGGGGCAAATGATCGCCGGCGACGGATCGCAAATCGGCGCGTTCCTGCCGAACGGGCAATACAACGAAGCCGCCTAGGCCATGAGCCAGGTCGCGCCGATCCGAGTCGAGATCCCCGCGAAGATCATGCGGGTGTTCGCGAACCCGGATGGCTCGTGGCGCCGGTCGTTCAAGAAGTCGCTGCGCGGGGGCCGCGGCTCGGCGAAGTCGGAGTCGGTCGCCCGCATCCTGATCGCGAAAGCCAGGTCGCGGCGCGGACGTGCGCTATGCACGCGCCAGTATCAGAACTCGATTGAGGACTCGGTTCACCGCACGCTCGTCGAGGCGGCGAATTCGATGGGCGTGCTGAACGAGTTCGAGGTTCAGAAACGGTCCATCGTTCACGTCCGCACGGGCTACGATTTCGTGTTCAAGGGGATTCAACGGTCCATCGGCGAGATCAAGTCGATGAAGGGGATCACCGATTGTTGGGTCGAGGAAGCCGAGGGCGTACCTCTCGAGTCCTGGCAGATCCTCGAACCGACGCTGCGCGAGGAAGACGCCGAACTCATCGCCACGTGGAACCCCGATCAGGAGATGAGCGCGACCTATCAGAGGTTCGTCGCCCACCCCGACCGCGACACCATCAGCATCGAAGTCAACTGGCGCGACAACCCGTTCTTTCCGGCGATCCTGAACCGTCAGCGGCTCGTGTGCCTAGAGACGGACCAAGACGCCTATGACTGGATTTGGGAAGGCAAGTGCCGGAAGATCACCGAAGCGATCATCTTCCGCAACCGCATGGTGATCGAAGGGTTCGACGAGCCAGCCGGCATCCGTCCCCTGTACGGCCTCGATTTCGGGTTCGCCAACGACCCCACGGCAGGCGTCCGCTTCTACGTTCACGACGACTGTCTGTTCATCACCCACGAGGCCGGCGGCATCGGGATCGAGATCGACCAGACGAAAGACCTCCTGACGGGGAAACTCCTGATGGATGGCCTCGGAAACATGCAAGGCCTGCCGGGAGTCGAGGATTGGCCAATTAAGGCCGATGGGAGCCGTCCTGAGACGATCAGCTACCTGCATCGCCAAGGCCTCAATATCAGCGCTGCGGAGAAGTGGCCGGGATCGGTCGAAGACGGAGTTGCGCACATGAAGGGATTCCGGCGCATCGTGGTTCACCCGCGTTGCCGCCAGGTCGCCCAAGAATTCCGCCTCTACAGCTACAAGGTCGACAAGAAGCAACTCGACGCCAACGGCAACCCGTCGATCCTCCCCGAGATCGTCGACAAGTGGAATCACTACATCGACGCGATCCGCTACGGCCTCGACGGCTACATTCAGAGCCGCGGCGAGGGCGGCGTATGGGCGAGGCTTGCGGGCTGACCTGGTTGGTGGCATTCTGCGTTCGTGGACTCTTCGCAGGGAACACACCGACTCCCGAATGGTTCACAAGATCACTCCGGGTGTCCGCTCCGCAGCGTCAGGCGGCATGAGGCCGGGCCCCAACGCCCGGCCTCTCTGCCATCTAGACCGCGCCCCCCCGTCGCCCTAGTCTCGCCCTGGCGCATCCGGGGGATTCCATGGACGACAAGCCGCGAGTTCGAGTGCCGGCCGGGTCGAGCCGTCTGACCCTCGACAGCTTCCAGAACGTCAATCAGCGGCTAGGCCTCGGCGCCGGGTCGCAGATGGACGGCTCGGGGTACTCGTTCAACTTCATCAGCCGGAACCGCCTGTTGCTTGAGGCGGCGTACCGCACGAGCTGGATTGTCGGGCGCATCGTCGATGCCATCGCCGACGACATGACCAAGGCTGGTCTGGAATTCAAGTCGGCGCTCAAGCCCGATGAGGAAGAACTGATGTACGCCGCTTGGCGCGACCTTTTGGTCGGTCAGCACATCGGCGACGGCATCCGGTGGGGCCGGCTGTACGGCGGGGCGATCGCCCTGATGATGATCGACGGGCAAGACGTGTCGACGCCGCTGAATATCGAATCAGTGACCAAGGGGAAGTTCAGGGGGTTGATGATCCTCGACCGCTGGATTGCGCGGGCCGACATGAGCGACATCGTCACCGAACTCGGACCCGACTTCGGCCTGCCGCGCTACTACGACGTGATTCAGGATCGGACGCAGGGCATCAACGTGTCGATGCGAATCCACTACTCGCGCGTGCTGCGCTTCCTCGGAATCCCGCTCCCCTACTATCAGCGGAACATCGAAATGCTGTGGGGGCAGAGCGTGCTTGAGCGCCTGTGGGATCGCCTGATCGCGTTCGACTCCACGACGCTCGGCGCGGCGCAGCTGGTTTTCAAGGCGCATCTGCGCACCCTGAAAATCCCCGGATACCGGAACATCGTCGCGGCCGGCGGCAAGATGTTCGAGGGGCTTATGGCGCAGATCGAGAACATGCGCCTATTCCAGAACACCGAAGGCGTGACCGTCATGGACGGCGAAGACACGTTCGAGACGCATTCATTCACCTTCGCCGGCCTCGACGACGTTCTGACCTCAATGGGTGATCAGGTCTGCGGAGCGACTGAGATCCCGCGCGTGCGCCTGTTCGGTGACTCCCCTGGTGGCCTGAACGCCGATGGCGAGAGCGCCTTGCGGACGTACTACGACGAGATCGGCAAGAAGCAGAACACGACGCTGCGCCGACCGACGCAACTGGTCTTGGACGTGATGTCGCGGTCGGTGTTGGGGAAGCCGCTCCCCGATGGCTTCAACTACGAGTTCCGGCCCATGTGGGCCATGTCCGAGGAAGACAAGGCGACCGTCGCCAAGACCGTCGTCGAGGCGGTCGGCACAGCCTACAGCGACGGGATGATCACCGCCAAGGTGGCCGCCCAAGAACTGCGCGCGTCGAGCCGGGTGACGGGCATCTTCTCGAACATCACCGACGACGACATCGAAGCCATGGACGACGAGATTCCCGATCCGGTCGAGCTGGCGCAGCAGATGACCGAAGCGACCACGCCGCCAGGTGAAGACCCGAGTCAGCCCGGCGGCGCGGGCGGGCCCAAGAAGCCGGCGGAGGCCTAGCCGGCGGCGACCTGATGGCGTCGGTCAAGCCCAAGTCGCCGTTCGAGCTCAACCGGGGGATCGAGCGCCGGTACGCGATGCAGCTTCGCCGGCTGGCCGCGCGGATCGGCCTTGTGATCGACAAGTTCCCCGACGCCCTGACGAACCCCGGTCAACAGGCGCAGATCACGGGACTCCTGAACGCCTACGCCGACCAGATCACCCCATGGGCGCAACTGGTGGCGAGCAAGGTCGTCGCAGAGGTCGACTTCCACAACCGCCGCGCCTACGCCGCCCACT